GTAGTTGATGATAACCACGTCAGGCGTCTCGGGGATCTGCTCACCACCACCGTTAACGATCTGAATGTCACGCTCAGAAACCAACCATTTGGTCATTTCGTTTTTCCAGTTGATCTTGAGAGATGCTGGGCATACAACCAAAACAGTTTGAGGAGCTGTAGCATTGATCACGCCGATAGCTTGTATGGTTTTACCTAGACCCATTTCATCACCGATCAGCGTAGATTGACGCTGTGTCGCATAAGCGATGCCAGCTTTTTGATACGGAAGATAAGACAGTCCAGCCGGGACCGGGATCTCAATGTCTGCATCAACAGCCTGAGAATCAGCAATTGCCTGATCGTTGTCTCTGAGGCGCGTAACAACCCACTGGTCATCGACTTTGCGCACAGAATAACCAGCAGCTTTGACCGCTGCTTTACGCTCTCGCCATACCTGCCAGAAGTCTGAGTTAGGCTTGGCAGTGCTGATAAAACGACCATCTGTGTGGACCGTTTCTGCTGACCAATCTAGTTTTAATTCCATTACGCTACTTCCTTCTTGTAACTTTCTAAACGCCCTTGCCTGCACTCCCAAGCCATCAGCCTGACGCTATAACGATCAAGAGAATCACCCTCTAACTCGCAACGGCCATTCTTTATCTGCCAAGCAAGACCAGCCAAAACTTCCGTCTTGGTGAAGTCGATTGGATACTGGTCGCTTTTTTTAGATGCCATGCATCTCTCAACAAATTTTTTGGTTTCAAGATTGTTCATATTTATCTCCGGTTTTTCTAAGTTATGAGGTAAATATACTAAATTCCGTGTCCGTGTGCAAGTTTTTGTACATATGTATTCAGGCATAAAAAAAGAGGGCCGAAGCCCTCTTTCTCAGTAGTTGAGTAATAAACCCTACTGTTGGTTCAATTAAGCACCTTGCGAGCCGTAGATTCCTCTCCAATCAGAGAAACCGAAGCTATAACGCTCTCTAGCCTTGTATCGAATGTTACCAGTCGTAAAGTCTGGCTCCATGCTAGTTTCCATAGCTGTTCTTTGGAACATCTTAAGGCCTTCACCTGACTCAGTAACCGTAGTCATCAAGAAGAAAGCATCAGGGTCATTCAGGTAATGGTTAACAGTGTAACCGCCCGGAATAACTCCAGTGTTCCTAATTGAGTTTAGGTCGTTGTCAGCTGTTCCTACTCTGCCCGGTGAGTTGAGGATCCTATCAGCAACAAACACTAGCTGTGGTGGAACCACAAGCTTTGTAGCTTGTACTGAGATCGTTAGACCTCTGTCATCAGTAAAAGTAGAAATATCAATCAGAGCATCTTCGAGACTAGTCTCGTTCAAGTCTGCCATGGTTGTTGCTCTGTTCGCAGCAGTTCCACCACCCGCAAGTGGGTGAGCTGTGTTGATCAGAGAAACGCCATCGCCACCTGTAAAGGATGAGCTGAATGCGTTATTGAGTACGTCTGCGCCTTTCACTTCTTTGGTGTGAGCCATAGATTGTGCAAGTGCTTTTACATACCTTTTACCAAGAGAATCGTAAAGATTGTCTTCGATTGCTTCCTCGGTCAAAGCAAAAGCAAGCGCGACAGTGTCGTGCGTATACCTTGCTGTGAAACCTTCGTTTGCATTATCGAAAGCAACCCCTGCTCCCTCTGTTTTTGTCGGTGCGCTACCGAAGCCTGTAATTAAGACCTCTTCCTCAAAAGCTCTTTGACTATCCTCAACAGAGAAGATGTCAGCGTATTCCTGACCTCCATAACTGTCGTATGACATACCAAATAAGCTGTTAAGTCCGGGTTCTAATTCCTTGGCTAATTGCGCTCTTGAAATCGCCATCTAATTAACCTCCTTAAGCTAACCCGGCAGCTTTAGCGCCGAATATATGGTTTTGGATAACAACATATACATTAGTTGCATCCGATGAGACATCGTCGTTGTCAGGATCTTCTGAAATGTCAATTGCCTTAACAGACAAAGTTGCTCCAGTTCCACCGTCAGAGACGTTAAGTTCAGCACCTGAAATACCAGTGACGGTGCTTCCAGATGATGTATATACAATGTCGAAATTGCCAAACAGGTCTGCAATAGGGAACGCTGCGTTGCACTGAATCTCAAACACTACATTTGGATCGTCGATTATAAAAGCTATAATGTCCGATGCATTTGTAGATGCTGGATAAAAGTTGCTGAACACTTGTTCACCAGTTGAAGGGTCCGTGTATTGACACCCATTAAATACGCCTACGATGGGAACCGTCCCACCATCAGCGTGAACCTCAACGGTTCCACCAGTGACTTGAGCTACCATATCGCCTTGAAATATTGCTGTTCCGTAGTTCGCGGCTATACGATATCGACTCGATCCACCAGTGTATGGCGCTCCACCAATCATTTTGACTGGTTTCATGCCAAAAGCGGCATCTTTATTAGCCATGATACACTCCTATCATTGTTTACCGAAGGTCACTTTGGTGTCCCTCTGAGGATTGTATTTCACGTATCGGCCATCTTTTCTTGAGTCGTTGAAAACCGTGTTGTCCAAAGCTTCCACCTGTTCCAAGTTTTTTTGTTGATAGTATTCGTTACGTTGATCCACCATCTCAGTGGGCATTTTGCCCAAAACTAAACCTTCATTGTTAATAATGCCAGTTTCTTTCCCTACTTCTGTTGTTGACATGTGCTGCCATTCAGCAGGAAGTTCTTCCAATCTAACAAGCTCCCATCCTTCACGGATTCGTCTTGAAACATTAGATCGATCTTCTTGCCCCAACATAGCGGTCCTGATCCACCTGTATGTCATACCCGGTGGTGCAGGGGGCGCTTCTAGGTTCCGTACCGGCCTCCATGGTTTACTACGAAGATTATTATCGTGAGCTTCGGATTCACGCGAGTTTCGATTCGTTACTTTCTTTTCATTAGTTGTCATATTGCCTCCCTTTGAGCAATTTTTTGCTTCTCTTGAGCTACTCGTTTCAACCAGTCTTGTTCAGACATGTTGTGCGGTTTTAGCCCTCGAAGGCGCTCGACTTCTGACTTCGAGAAAGTTACGCCGTTCTTTTTACTACGTGTTTGTTGACGACTTCCAACGGAAGCGGATGCGACTCTTTGCACGGAGGGTCTACTATCCTTTTGACCGTCACCCCCACCTGCGGATTGCAAGTGTGGATAAACTTTATAAATTCGGTTATTCAGCTCACCATAATAGTCTTCTGAGTCTGGCTCAAAACCTTCATTGATAAGCATGTTGTGTTGGAAAAAAGCAAACTGAGTTGCTTCTAAATTACCGGGATCTTCTTGATCACCGTACCATTGATTGTTCTCATACCAGCTCAAAGCCTCTTGTGTAGGCTGAACCGCTTCTTGTTGTTGTGCGGCTGGCTGTTGGTAATAAGACTGATCGACTTGTTGCGCTTGTGGAGCTTGTTCTCTCCTGCGCTTCGCCACTTTGATCTTTTCTTTTTGGATCCTGAGATCACCTTTTAGATCATCGGCCTTACTCATCAATTCAGCATCACCAGATTCCACAGCACGCTTGTATAAATCTGCTGCTTCACGCTCTTTAGCTTCAAGCGCTTCTTCTTCTTTCTGTAAGACGGTATCTTCTTGAGCCTGATAGCTTTGCTGATAAGCGGTTAGTTGTTCTTGTTGCTGACGCGCAATTTGCTCAAAATACGCAGCTCGATCTTCAGCGGCCTTTACCTGCGCATTCTTTTTATTAATTCGCTTGCTTACACTCTTGGTGTAGTTGTCCAGCTCGTCATCCGGGCTGGCAGTTTGTGCTTCGACAGTAGCATCCTCTTGAATATCTACTTCGACTTCTTCGACTTGGCTTTCTTGGTTTTCGTTGTTTTCAATCATGGTTACACACTCATTATATCATCTGGATTAAGGATTGTGGCTATGACTTCGTCGTCATTGATGATTCTGACTTCAGCACCGTCTTCAAGTTTGAAACGAGAACCAGCGTAACGGCCAATCATCACCCATTGCTTTTCTTCGCACCATGGTGTGTCGCCGAAACGATCTTTGTCGTTATAACACTGAGGTCCCATCTTAACAACATAAGCAACAACAGTAGCCAAAGACTCCCTTTCTCTAGTTTCACTAGTTAAAAGGATACCGCCTTTAGTTGTGTTCTTTCCGCCGTATGGCAAAACCAGCATCCGCCAACCTGTTGGTTGAGGCATTCGTTCTAACACTGATTTATCTAGTAGGGTAGGATCGAGAACCCTATCGTCGGAATCGACGTAGGCGTCTACGATTGCTTTTTTTGCTTGTTCAGACATTCGTCACAGTTCCTTGTTATATTCTTTTATCTCCGATTCGATATAGTATAACGCAGAAAGCTCGCCTTGCAAAAATTTATAATGTTCTATACTTTCTAATGCTCCCGACATAAGTGTCTCACTTATCTGAGACTCTCGATCTTTGATCACTTTCTTGATCTTGTCGTGCAGCGTTAAATCGTCCATTAGGATCTGACTTTAAACTTCAGCCCCTTAGTTGCGGCACCCTTGCCTCTAACGTCAACAATTTTTTCAACGCCAGCGTTTTTCATTTCGCCGTCAACCATTTTGCCAATGGTTTTTTTCTTCATTTTGTACTTCGTATAACCTTCCATAATTACCCCTTCTTCTTAGCTGGTCTGCCACGCTTTTTGGGAGCTGGCTTTTTCTCAGCTGGTTTTTTCGCAACAGGCTTTTCTTCCTCTGCGACTGGTTCAGGTTCTGGTGTAGGCTCTGGCTCTGCCGGAGCAGGTTCGCCTTTTGCAATACGCTCTAATTTTTTAGCAATACGAGCTTCATTTTCTGCATCAGCTTTTGCTTGTTCTGCAATTTGCGCAGACAGTGCTTCAGCTTCAGCTTCGCGCTCTAGCTTCTTTTGCGCTTTCAGCTCTTTAATTGCCTCTTTTTTGTAACTAGTTGTCATAATTTCTCCTTGATCTTATCCCCTCATTTTTTGCTCTAACTCAAGGAGTTTTAGATCTGCTTGCTGTTGCAACCTTTGCAATGCAACATCCAGTTTATCATCAGCTACGTTTTTTTGCACATTTATACGTTGCTTCTGTATTTCGTTTTCAAGAAGCTTCTCTTCAGCCCTTTGATTTTGTTTGGCCTCAAACTGAGATTGCTCTTGATCAAGCTCTTTATCACGCAGCTCTACTTCCGCTTTTCTAATCTCTACCAGAGGATCTTCTGATCCCTGACCAATAGACTGTAAAAACTCTTCGCTGAGTTGCGCCATGATTGGTGCAGCAAATTGATCTAACAACATCTGTATTTGTTGTGCAGCTTGTTGTTGTTGATCGACTGGCATTTGTTGCAGCTGCTGTTGCACCTGATTAATTCTTTCCATGGTTTCTGGCGGTATTTGTTGTTGCGCCATTTCAGCAGCCAAGAATTGTAAATGCTGCATCACATGACTTATAACCATGGCTTGTATTTGCGGGTTCTCTTTAACGACTTGCGTCAAGAACAAGGCTCTGTGTGTTTCAACATGCGCTGTATGGTTCTGGCCTTCAAAGGCTTGCGCTGGTTGTCCCATCAAGAAACCGCTGTTTTCCAATCCTGCGTCAATTGGTCGCGGAGTCGTATCCGGTGGTGGCTGCAATAAGGCTTCCACATTGTCTACTCCCAACGCGCCATACATGCGCCTATACGCTTCGTATATGCCGTTTGGACCATGCACTTGTGGGTTTGATTGCACCATCTGCAAAAGCTCTTGTGCAAGCGTAATGCGCTGGCTCTGGCTGAATATATTTGGATCTGAAACCGGGATAACATCGATGCGGTCATCAAAGTCAGTTTGTTTTACCTCTCTGGGTCCGGTGCCTGTTTCATATGCGTATTCAGGCGGTAAATATTCGCCGAATAATTTTGATAGTAATTGAAACTCTATGCGCTGCGCGTAGTGCAATCTTTTGTGAATAGCACTCATAACTTTTGTGCCGCGCTCTAACAACGCTACAGTTGTTCCTACTGGCATGGCTTGATTCATATCGCCGACGTTCATATCAGCGATAGCAGCGAATCGTTTACCTGAGTCAACCAGTATGCCAAGCAAGCTCATAAGCACGTTGCTGGGTTCTTTGATTGGCAACGGTATTAAGTTTTCGCGCAAGGATCCGCCGGTGGTGTCTATATCTCTAAACTCTCCCGGTTGTAATGGTTCGTCCTCATCTCGAATGCGCATGCCTCTGGCTTTGAACCCTGCTGGTAAGTTTGCCAGAGTGCCTGCGTCAATTAATTGTCTTAGGATCGATGTAGATGCTTTGGATATGCCACCAATCATGTGACTCAATCCTAGCCCGTAGAAACCTAGTCCCGGTAGAAACTTGTACTGTACGAAGTAGTTGATCTTGTTTTTATAGGGGTCGCCTTCGACAAAGTTTCGTCTGATGGACAGCACGGTTTGTGATGACTCATCTATTGTTACGATGTAAGGCAGCTTCAATCCAGTAGGATTGCCGTCTTTGTCCAGATCCTCAAAGCCTGCAAGGTCCAGAATCGTGTGTACTTCGTAGACGGTGTGATCTCTGTCTTCTGCATATGAAGGGCTAAGTCCTTCGATTTCGTCTATCTCTTTTTGTACCTCATCATCATCTGGATCGTATGATTCGGATTTGATCTCGACGTCAGCATAGAAACCAGAGAGTTGTTGTTTCTTGATTTCGTTGCGCGACATACTTATTGCATGAGTAACTCTTTCCGCACTGCTTATGTCAGATGCCTCATAAGGCACAATCAAATCTTCTGGAGATACAAACTTAGAGACAGCTCGGTTCAATACATTGTCGTAGTAAATCTTTTTGAAAGCCGACCCAGCTAGTGGCAGGTAGAACAACAACATATCTAATTCTGGATCGTAGTCTTGCATCACGTTCATGATGTAAAAGTTCATAAACTCTTGCACACGATCTGCTTGCGCTTCAGTCTCTGCGGTTCTTTGGCCTACGAGTTG